CGATGACGATGTGGATGATGAATTTGCTCAGATTTTTGCAGCATATGAATCGTCATCACGTGATGATGATGCAAATCACATCAAAGATGTACAGATTGAACAAAATGCCAAGGACCGGTCCAAACTAATTGCTCAACAAAGTGATTTGGTCTCTACAATTGACCAGGTGGCCAAAACTGACAAGTTGATATGTGACATCAGGAATGTTCCTGAGGATCAAATTGAGACGCGACAGTCTATTCACCAGTTTAATGCGACCGTTGCCAACCCACCATTGCCCGCCAGTCAGAAAAGTCTCGATGACTGGCGACAGGTCCAGTGTTCTAATGACACAATGGACAAACAACACGAGCACAGGGCAAGGTTTTATGGGGAAAAACGTAACCGACTAAAACGCAAACACTATGGCCTTTTTCTCATTGTAGATGAAGTTAAAGCCAAAGTGTCATATCGTGGTCAGGCAACAAACGCAATTCGGCTCAGTACCCGCGACATGGTGAATAATGCCATGAAAACCAGGTCTTGGAGGATCAAAGATATAGCTGCATGGATTGACCTTGCTGTTGAGATGGTCCTCACCCCCACGCGTGCAGAGATTAGTGCCATGATGGTGCAACACTCTGCAGCTTCACGTATTCGCAATGTTGAGTACATGGAGTTGCGTGGGGGGACCCAGCGCTGTTAGGGCTGCGCGGCGGAGACGTTAAGCATGGAATATCAGGGTGAGATCCAGGATATGATGAATCTGGATGTTCTTGAACAACTTGCTATTAAGGTGACGTCTCAGCTGCGCAGTCCGAATCCCCGTGTTATCACTAGATTTGTGGAGTGTGGCACGGGTGGGAAGAAGATGGTGTTCCACAACAGTGTGAACAACTTGCATGCCGCCATCTTGGGGCGGGTGTATTTTGTGAAGGACAGGGGAGAGTTTAAGAAACCCCCTGTGCCTAGGGATCTAAGGCCCTTCAAGAAGTTCCTTCGTAAATTGAGACATAAGGTCAACTACGGGGGTAGGATGTCATATTTCGACTATGCTAACACACGCGCTGGTCCAAAGAAACAGTCCTATCTCCGGGAGGTCGAAACTCTTCACGAACGGATTATCACCTGGAGAGATGAACTTGCAAAGTTCTTCATTAAGGATGAGCTGATGGCTCTCGAACCAGATGGTACTGGTGGGTGGGTTTTCAAAACCCCACGTGTGATAAGACCTCAGTCTGTCGTTATCAACCTGCTTCTTGGAGTACAC